AGATGTCGGTAGACCAGCTTTCCGGGTACCTGGTCAACAACAGTACACAATTCCAAGAATTGGGGTACAGCACTGAAGATGCACTCGCGATGCTGATCTCTCTGTCAGACGGTGGGGCCAATGTAGGCACTGTCATGTCAGGCCTGACAAAGGGCGTCGGTAACTTGTCAGAGGTTACAGATGATGTTCCGGGAGCCTTCCAGGACGCAGTTAACGCGATCGCCGAGTGTGGATCCGTATCGGAAGCGCTGCAGGCGCAGGTAGGAGATACAGGAAAAACAGTAGAAGAGATCTTTGGAAAGAAGGCGGCGCAGGAACTGGCGACCAATATTCAGAACGGATCCTTCTCGATCGAGGGATGGACGCAGGCCCTGCAGGAGAATGACGGAGCGCTGCAGTCCACCACAGAAAATGCGACGACCATGCAGGACGCAATGTCTCAGGCGGCGAACAACGTTTCGCTCGCGCTGGGGAGCACATTCGCGCCGGCGATTGCTGCGGTCGTTACTCAGGTAGCACAGGTGATCACTCAGGTCGCCCAGGTTGTGCAGGATAGCCCGATGCTTCAGGCTGTGGTCATGGGCGTAGCCGTGGCTCTTGGGATCCTGGCAGCGGCGCTCGCGATCTCGGCAGTCATTCAGGGAGTGACCACAGCGTTCGGAATGCTGAATACGGTGCTATTTGCGAATCCGATATTCCTGGTTGTGACTGCAATCGCGGCTCTGGTAGCCGCTCTCATATACGCATATAACAACTGCGAAGAATTCCGCGCGATCGTAAACGCGGCCTTTGCGGCGGTCAGGAATGTGGCAACGAACGTGTTCACATCTGTCCGCAACACGGTAACGACCGTATTTAACACGATAAGCAGCATAGCGCATAGCATAAGCGCCACACTGTCCAGTGTTTGGAACGGCATCAAGACAACTGCTTCTTCTGTATGGAACAGTATCAGATCCACGGCGTCGTCAATATGGAACAGCATCAGATCCACAGCGTCGTCGGTGTGGAATGGCATTAGAACGGCAATCACAAACCCGATACAATCGGCTAGCAGTACGGTACAGGGCATAATCAACAGGATCAAGGGATTCTTCCCTATAAGCATTGGCAGGATTATGAGCAATATAAAACTCCCGCATTTCTCAATCAGCGGTGAGTTCAGCTTGAATCCGCCAAAAGTACCGAGTTTTGACATCGACTGGTACGCGAAAGGAATTATCTTCAATGCTCCTACGCTGATCCCCACCATGAACGGAGTCAAGGGAGTCGGTGAAGCCGGACCGGAAGCAGTATCTCCTATCAGCGTATTGCAGACATACGTCGGAAGCGCCGTACAGAGATACGCTCCGCAGATCGATTATGACCGTATGGGGGAAAAGGTTGCGGGAGCATGCGCGAAGCTCGGAATCAGTATTGAAGTTGACAAACGCCAGCTAGGCAGAGTCGTCAGGGAGGTGGTCGGATGACATTATTCTACGAAGGATCTGATGGAACGGTCATCAACCTGATGGGTGATGGAATATACGCCCAGGAACCGGAGACTCTGATCAAGAATGAATGGAAATATAGCACCATTTCAGGAGTTAATGGAGTGGGGCGGGTAAAGCGCTTTTACAAGGATGCGAAGGAAGCCCCGCTCACGCTTGGAATCATGGCTGAGGATAAAGAACAGTTCGATGAGATCATGTTCAGGATCCACAGGACATTTGACCGGGACATTCGAAGAATGAAGCCGGGGAAACTGTGGTGGGGCGATTTTTACAAGGAAGTTTTCGCGGTTGTTACGACATACAGCGATTTTGAAGAGCTGTTTGAATCGATCGATCAGAAAGTAAGCTTCCTCAGCGTCTACGATTACTGGGTCAGGAAAAACATTTTCCAGTATAACGGCGCAAGCGGTACAGGAGCCGACACAGGGCTGGATTATCCGCACGATTATTCTCATGACTATGGAGCAGAAGATATCGTGGAGGTCATTGAAAATGACTGCATAGATGCGGCAAATTTTGAAATCAGGTTTTATGGACCTGTTGCGAATCCTGCGGTCGTGATTGGAGATCATACGTATGAAGTATTTGTAACGCTCGATGCAAACGAAACAGCCGTGATCAACTCACTGGCCAGAACCGTAGTGAAATACGATGGATATGGGAATGCTGAGAACATATTCCATTTGCGTGGAAGGGATGATTATGTATTCGAAAAAATCCCTGAAGGAGCGACAACGATAAGGCGGAACAGGGCACACCCGATCGACATAACGATCTTCGATGAAAGGGGGGAGCCTGAGTGGATCTAGTCTACGCAGACGAGACAAGGAAGGATATAAACGTCCTGCACTCGTACAAGCTTGATATGGCTTTTGGCAAAGATGAAAACGACTTTTCAGCGGATGTAGATCTGCATGATCATTGCTGCAGAAAAGGTTATTACATCTACGCCGAGGATACAGAGTACGGCGGGATCGTTGACGATATCAAGGCAGATACGGAGAAAGGCGAGCTTACATATAAAGGGAGGACCTGGCATGGAGTCCTCGCCCATCACGTAATCTGCCCTCCTCCCGGAGAAGATTACAGAGTAGTATCCGGAGAAGCCAATGCTGTGATACAGCAGATTATTGATTTGGTAGGCCTCTCAGACCTTTTTATCGCCTCTACAGACGATACTGGCGTACTGATCAGGAACTACCAGTTCCCGCGATACTGCTATGCATATCCGGGGATACTGAAAATGCTGAAGACATACGGACTGAAACTTGAGCTTCGGTGGGTAAACAGAATGATAGTGGCAGCGGCGATGCCGGTAAGGGACTATTCGCAGGACGATGAATTCGATGCGGACAAGGTCCCTTTTTCAGTTGAAGTAAAAGGACGCCCGGTCAATCACATCATTTGCCTGGGGCGCGGAGATCTCAAAAACAGATATGTGGTGCATCTTTTTACTGACGAGCACGGCGGGATCCAGCCGTACACGATAAACGGCGTTCAGCCTGTTGAAGACAGCGACTACATTCTCGACACATCCATGCAGGTACTTTTCGGCCAGGATGAGGTGGTAGAGGTATATGACAACTCGTCTGCAGAAATCACGACGAATTATGTGCCGCTCGCGTCAAAGCCGGCTGATTGGTCACTCCATTGCGATAACTACTATAAGTTCGGCTCAAATGGCGAGTATACGGCCGTAGATAAACCGCAGATCGGATACACGCTGCAGAAGAAAAAGCCATACGACTGGACAGAAAATTATGACGATTATTATACATACAACTCGGCGTCTAACTCTTACAGCCCAGTGGCTGGGACGCCTGCATACACGCTCCTGAGTTCGAAGCCGGGAAACTGGAATACAGGATACGGGCAGTATTATGTGCTCTCTTCCGGTGTGTACTCGCCGGTTACTCCCGCGAGCACGACCAATTATGTACGGCAGACATCGCAGCCGGATGACTGGATTCATAACTATCAGGAGTATTTCAATGAAGACCAGAGCCGCGTGGAGGGGATCAGTTACGACGCCTGCATACTGCAGACCAAACAGCCATCTGACTGGGACACGGCATACGGGACATATTACCGCAGAGCAACTGCAAGGGAGCTTGAGGAAAACAGCGGAACGAAGTGGTATGCAGTGACACTGGATCCGAAAGGTCAGGTCCCGAGATGGAAAGCGAGAATGTACTATTCGAAAATATCACGGCAGATGGCACCTATGTGGGGAGAAGAGCCGCGATACACAAAGGTACAGACAGCAGAAGCTCCACAGTGGAGCTCGGGGACATACTACCAGCGGGTAGGGCAGTCGGCGCCGACGTGGCAGTCCGGCACATATTACAGCGCAAGCGCTCTTACTGCAGCGCCGGCATGGAAAGCGGGAATGTACTTTAGAGCCGCAATAGATCATTACGCTTCCATGATTGAAAAAGCGATCGAAAAATTCGAGGAATACTACGGTTCCGATGATCTGAAGATCAGCCTGGAAGAGACGGACAGGGTCTATGATGTCGGCGACATTGTAGGAGCGAGAGAGAGTGTAACGGGAATAACAACGATACAGGAAGTTGTTAAGAAGATCATAACGATCACAAACGACGACATTGAAATCAAATACGAGGTGGGCTAATGGCTATAGATTTAGTAACCGGACACGCCGGAACAGATCACGTATCATCGGCGTCGGCGGGAAGATATAACGCCGGTGTATGCGGGCTGGAAAAATATGTGCTGGAGACAGGGCAGCAGTTCGCAGCAACAATCGAATCAGCAAATGTAATCAGGATCGCGTCAGGAGATGCTATTAACCAGGGCCGGCACATCACCATCCCGCAGAACACATACGAAGATGCTGATATCCTCACCGGAACACAGGGGAAAAAAAGAATTGATGTGATTGCACTGCGATATACAAAAACGACGCAGGAAGTTGGGGGAGAAGTCATTAGTGTGGAATCTGCCTCGATTGCAGTGATTAAGGGTGCAGAAGTGGATTCCGGAAGTACGCCGGTAGCACCAGCCATTAATGATGGAGACATCTTCAATGGCGATGTAAAAGATGACATGGCCCTGTATCATGTGCTGATCACGGACTTGAGTATTACTTCAGTCACCCCGGTATTTACCACACTGAATAATATCAGAGAGATCAACCAGAAGATTGGCTCTGAGAACATGGGAACATCGGCTCCAACATTAACGGGAGCAATAAAAGAGATTATCACAAAAATCGGTTCCACCGCGATGGGATCCACGTCGCCCACAATAACTGGTGCGGTCAACGAGATTATCACTAAGATCGGAAGCACTGCGATGGGCACAACGGCCACCACGGTAACCGGAGCCATTAAGGAACTGGTAAACAAGATCGGAAGCACTGCCATGGGCACAACGGCCACAACGATCACCGGGGCCATCAAAGAACTGAAAACAGCTATCTCAGGTCTGCAGGGCCTGATCAATGGATCCACGTTCCGGATCTATGAGAAGACATGGGACAACATCAGCATCGCAGCAGACTGGTACTACGACAGGTCAGGCCTCAATGTCACGATGAGCGGATACAGGGCGCTGGCAATAGCTGGATTTGGAGTTTATCCTGCATCATCTAGCGGCGTGTACTCCAACTGGTGCATATTCCAGAAGTGTGTCCTCTGGAGAAACACAACGTCAGACTTCCTCGATTACTATGTGTGGAACCAGAACAAGAGCGCTACAGCTAAGGTCAAAATCCGAGTCTGGATTTTGTATGTCAAAACCGGATTAATTTAAGGGAGGTAAAC